CCAAAAGTTGAGTAATTATGGTTGCCGCTTTGGTTTTCGCCAAGTTCAATGCAGAATACATTTGTAGTAGCGTTCCAAAGTATTTGGACCTTCATACCAATGCACTGCCACCAAATTTCCTCAATGACAACGCCCGTACAGGCGCTGCCATGTGAGTTTGCGGCTAAAGCACTTACATCAACTTTAACAACAGCAGCTTCACCGCTACCGTCAGATACATTGGTAAACTTCTGAACAACGTTTCTGTCGCCATCTATGATTATTTGTGTTGCTACAGCATCAGCCATTTCATCATTCCTTAGCCGTTATCAAAGTCTACGTTCATTCCAGTAATTCTGATCCAAATTTTACCAGCAGTGTACGCTGCGTTAGTAGCAGCGCCTTGAACTAGATAGATGTACTTTTTAGACAAAGCAGCCATAGTAGCAGCCGAGTCAACAGCGTTGTAGTAACCTAAAGTAAGGTCGCCGTTGTTCATCATCTGAGTTCCGCTGGCTACAGCCGCGCCTGATGCGGTTGTTCCCGTGGCTGAAATGTCTACGTTAATATCTGGATCACCGCCTGTTGGAACTTCTACGCAACCAAATTCTAACAGGATTGGAATACCGTTAACTTCTTTTGTAAGTTCTGCAATGTACGCATTGGCAGAAGTTCCAACACCAATAATACGATCCGCTGAAGCTGATCCAACAAATCCACCGTGAAGGTCAATAAGAATAGACGTTACGATAGTACCGCCAACCTTGTTAACAAAAGTGTTAATAGAAGCATCAGCAATACCGGAGCCGTGCGCGTTGGGCGTGATGCCAAAGATAGTTGCACCCGTATCTAAGCTGGCGTTGTTTGCGCCTGCGGCAGTAGCCGTTCCAGAAAAACCGTTTGTATCAACAACATTGTTAATGCCAGAAGTTGGAACCGTTTGAATTTCAAACTGCTTTTGAGATATTGCGCCAGTAGTGCTGCTTTTGGTAACTTTCTGAAAGCCGTTTTCAGACCGTACTGGTCCGTTAAATGTAGTGTTAGCCATGTTATGCTCCTGTCGTGGCTAGTGTCAGACGCATTATGCGACTGTCAGGGATAATGGAACAATACACAATAAACAAAAAAAAGAAAGGGGGCAGTTAAACCGCCCCCAATCAAAACCAAACATTTGTTCGGGTTACGCGCCGGGTGAACCGAATACGCAACGTGGGTCCGAGAAACCAAATGAATAACGCTCACGCGCTTTAAAGCGCATGTTACCTGTGTCGAAGTCTGCTTCCATGTTTGTACGCATGGGAGAACGCTCAAAGTGCTTGAAGCCGTTTGGCGCGTCAGTCTTCAGGAAGAAAGCATCAGTATCGGTCAGGAAGTGGTTAATGGTGTAACCCTCTGGGACCATACCCATGTTTTTCATCGCGTTAATGTCATTGTCAGCAGTGCCGGGACGCAAGGTCGATTCCAGCAAACGGTCTGCAATGAACTGAAGCTGTGGTGGAATAATCAGCTTAGTGCCACGAAGGGCAATAATCATATTCCGTTCATCAACGAAGCCTGAAATGTCGATAAGAGCATTTTCAAGCGAAGTTTCGTTGAGGTCAGCCGCAGTGGATGGTTCGTTACGGAATGTACCACCTTGAGCCAACGGGTGAACCGCTGAACAAAGTTCTACACCATCACCACCTGTGAATGACGAATTAAAAGCGTTGTTAAGAACCGCAGCGGCCTTAACCTGCTTAGAATGCGCCATAGAACGGGCAAGTGCTTTTGTGTAACGAGCGCCAAGACGATCATACAGATTGTCTTCAATCGCTTCTTCAGTCAAAGCGAATGCCAGTGCCACCGTTTCATGTGTGTAACGAGCGGTGTACGCTTCGTTAGCATCATCAAACGATACGCCTGCGCCTTCGGTTTTTGTGGGAGCATTCCCAAAACCTGATAGCATAACTTCTTCTTCGAACGCACGATCTGACGATTCTGTGTCGAAGATTTCAGCATGCTCATTATCGTAACGGTTATATTCCATTCCGAAAAGCGCGTTGAGTCCCGGCTCTAGTTCTTTGACTAGCTGTGAACGTGAAATAGCCATTGTTTAGCTCCTTACGCTAACCCAGCGCCTTTGACGCCGAATATATGGTTTTCAATGACGCAATACACATTGGTATTTGCGGAGCTTACATCGCTATTCTCTGGGTCTTCAGAAATATCAATGACTTTGAGCGGCAAAGTAGTAGCCGTTCCACCGTCAGTGACTTTCAATTCAGAACCTGCGACACCGCTTTTGGTGTTGCCTGCGCTAGTATAGACAATATCGAAGTTGCCAAACAAATCAGCTACTGGGAATGCAGCATCACATTGGACTTCAAAAACAACCATAGGGTCATCAATGATAAAAGCGATAATGTCAGCAGCAGCAGTGCTTGCAGGATATGAGTTGCTAAATACCTGTTCCCCAGTAGTAGGGTCTGTATATTTGCAACCATTAAATACACCAACAATAGGTACGGTTCCGCCATCGGCGTGAATTTCCACTGTTCCACCAGTTACTTGCATAACCATGTCACCTTGAAAAATTGCAGTTCCGTAGTTGCTGGCGATACGATAACGGCTTTGTCCACCATTGAATTGAGTTCCCCCAATTCGTTTCACTGGACGAAGACCGAATGCAGCGTCTTGATTCGCCATCGTTAATCTCCTAAATTATTTACCCCTAGAGCCAAAGCTCACAGAGGTTTTACGTTGTGGTGCCTGTTTAGGCATAAGAGCGTTGTTTTCCCGCATCCAATCGCGGTCAACAGCGTCCATTTGATTTTGTGCCACTGTATTAAAGTGGTTATTCCGCTGCTCAACTAATTCTACAGGGATTCGGGCCAAAATTAATCCGCCAACACCAATGGTGCCTGCGTTTCTTCCTTCGTCAATGACGGGGCCAACATAGTCGGGATACTCTTCAGCGCGAACAAGTTCCCATCCCTCTTGCCGTTTCTTATGAACGTTAGTCTTATCGTCGTATTCCATGACAGATTCACGAATCCATCTATGTTTAAAACCTAGAGGTGGCTCTGGAGCATCCAAAGCTGAACCGGGTCGCCATTGTTGAACACGCTCTGCGTTTTCCCGTGATTCTGAATCACGCGCTGACCTAGCTGCCATGTTACTCACTCCTACTTTCTAGTTTCACAACCTCTTTCGCATAAACATCAAGAGGTATCCGCATCTTATTGGCAAATGCGACCTGCCCCGGCGTTAATTCCACCGATCTCTTCCGCCCAGACTTTAAAGACCGTCCGTTACCAGACGCAGGCGTAACAACTTGGGCGTTTTGTTGTTTGGCCTGAAACTTGTGGGGCATTTCCTTACGGATACGCCTATCTATTTCTGCATAATATTCGTCTGTAGAAGGATCAAAGCCCTCATCACTGACGATTTGATTATGTATCGCTGTAGCAGCGGCTTTCATAACGTTGTCTTTTTCAAACCAATCGTTTTTAGAAAGCCATTTTTCCAACTTAGGGTCAGCAGCCTGACGTTGTGGCTGTTGCTGTTGGTACTGCTGTTGTTGTTGCTGCTGTTGAGCTTGCTGCTCTCGCTGCTGTGCGTCCCTTTGAGCCTTGGCTGTTTGCAGACGAATACGTTCTTTTTCAATAGCAACTTGTGACAGTGCAGACTGAGCTTCTGCAACTCTTTCATAGTCGCCAGCTTCATGCGCTTCTGTCAGTGCGCGTTTGGCTTGCTGTTCCTGAGATACTACGCGGCCTTCATATTCGGCTCTGTATCCCTGATCTAGTTGCTGCAAACGAGCTTTCATTTGCTGGTTTTCTTGGTGAACTTGCTGTGCATACTGCACTGCGGCTTCAGCTTCTTCAGAAGCAGCCTTACGCTTGGCTGTTAGCTGATTAATGCGTTTCTGTACGCCTTCGCTGTAATTCTCAAGTTCATCGTCGCCTTCTGACTTTTTACGAACTTTTGTTCGGGTTTCATCAGGCTCTTCACTAGCAACAACGGTTTCAGAACCAGACTGCTCTTCGCTGTCTTCTTCGACTTCGATAGTCGTTCCGTTGAACTCTTCGTTTTCCATGTTTTCGACCATAGACATTTATTTAGCTCCCTAACTTTCTATACATACGAAACATCTGTTGGGTCAAGGATTGTGGCTATAATATTATCGTCATTTATGATTCTGACCTCAAGACCATCCACTTTGAACCTATTACCAGCATATCTTCCTATGAGAACCCAGTTTTTCTCCTGACAATAAGAACCACTTGGGAACTTTTGTTCGTCTCTGTAGGCGTCTGGTCCTAGCTTGACTACATACGCGGATACCGTAGCAAACGATTCACGCTCTCTTGTCTGGTCTGGAATATACAAGCCGCCCTTGGTTTTTGCGCTAGGGTAGTAGGGGATAATCAGCACCCTATAACCAGTGGGCTGCGGTAAACGCTCAAGAACCGAAACTTCTATGTTGGAAGGATCATCAACGTTTTTGTTTTCTTCCTGTGGCTCTTGCGTTTTAAATGCGTTTTCCAAAGGCTTTGATAGCTTTGTTTTTTTCGCTGCTTTTGCAACGTGTTCTGGAACATACAACTTTTTAGTCATCGTCTAACTCTATGCCTTTCATCGCGGTTTTAACTAAATCTTCGCAGTAGGACATTCCGCGTATTTCGCCTACAAGATACCGGTATTCGTCCCATGACGAAACCGAGCCGTCCGCAATTCGGTCTTTCAACCTAGAATCACGCTCCCGTATTTCTTTAAATAGATACTGTGCTAGGTGTATAGCTTCCATACTTGTCCCCCTGCACACATAGTATGCAAATGTTCGGGATATACAAGTATTTTGCGTAAAAAGCTACAAAACGCCCATAAACTTCTGGGGTCTTGCTATTTTACTAAATCTTTTTAGGTGCCTTGGTCTTTTTCTTGGCCTGCTTTTTAACTTGGGCTTGGGGCTTGGGTTCTCTTGCAGGGGGCGGCGTGGCTTCATCTTTTACCTCTACTACAGTTTCAGGCTGACGTTTTGCAGCCTTAATAACTTCTGCCATTTTTGATCTTACTGAAGAACTCATTGGTTTTCCTTTTCTTCAATTCTCTTACGCTGCTGTTCAATCAACAGCTTTTGACGTTCCAACTCCAAGAACTGCCTGTCTGTATCGCTTACTTGAGGAAACTCTACGATCTTATCCTCTGGCATTTTTCATAGCGTTCATAGATGCAATGTCGCGCTGTGTTTGAATGCGCTCTTCTGCGATTCTAGTTTTGTCTTCTAACGCAGCTTCCGAAACATCAATTCGTTGCTGATCTACCAGAACGCTATTTCTTTCTTTCTCACGTTCCATCTGCTGCTTAGCTTCAAACTCAGAGACTTTACGTTCCATATCAGCGGCTTTTAGCTGCAATTCTTGATTGCGTATATCTACAAGCGGGTCAGACTGTTGTGGTGGCTCTACAGCCTGCGCCATGCTTTCAACCATATCTGCAATCAACACAGCGGCAATCTGATCTAT